GCAATTAAATACGAACAAGATCAGGAACTAGAAGCTTTATCTATTATAGAAGAATTAACTGATATATTAGAAGTAGATATGGCTACTTATAGTGACTATGGATCTGGAGTTAGAAACAATGCTAAAAGAGGTATTGAACTTAATAAGAAAGTAAATAATAAATGCGCTACTTCCGTAGGAAAAGTTAGAGCGCAACAATTAGCAAGAGGAGAAAAACTTTCTGTATCTACTATAAAAAGAATGTATAGTTATTTAAGTAGAGCAGAAACTTATTATGATCCTAGTGATAGTAAAGCTTGCGGAACTATATCTTATTTATTATGGGGAGGTAAAGCTGGATTAAATTGGTCAAGAGGCAAGTTAAGAGAACTTGGCGAATTAGAATTAAAGTCTATGATAGTTGATGAAGAATATGCAATTATAGGAGACAGATTAGCTTATTCTACTGTTGAATCTGCTGAAATAGCAGCTGAAGATTTTGGATGTCAAGGTCATCACGAACACGAGTTTGAAGGTAGAATATGGTATATGCCTTGTGAAAAACATTCATTAAAACTTCCTTGTCAAGAAGGATATGAGCAAATAGGAATGAAAGATAAAGATGGAAGAAAAGTACCTAATTGCGTACCTATAAAATAAAGTTATGGCAAAAAGATTTAAAACTCCAGGAAGAGCAACACCCAGATCTAATAGAAGAGGTTGTTTATGTCCAGATGGTACTTACTCAAGAAAATGTTGTGATGGATCTTTACAGGCCCAAGGAGTAGGTAAAATATATGGAGACGGAGTATTGTTATTAGAATCAGGAGGTAACATACTACAAGAAAATGGTAACAATATAAAATTATAAATAATGTCAAAAAAAATATCACAATTAAACGCAATAACAACCATACAAGAAGATGACTTAATTGCTGTAGTAGAAGGAAGCGAAACTAAAAAAGCTGAAGTATATCAATTAGAAAACTATTTAGTTCCAACTAATATCACTATGAGTGATGGTTCTACTGTTAACCTATCTGATTCAACTTATGATAAAAGTATGCTTGTAAGATTAACTTGGAGCGGTGGAGCAGGTACAGCTACATTGAATTTACCAAGTGCTGCTTCTAACACTAATAGAGTTATGAGATTTCTTTCAAATGGTGGATTTGCAGTTTCAACAAGAGTAAATTTAACACCTACTAATTCTGAAACATTAGATGGCTCTACAGATGCCTATGTTATTAATATAGAATATGAAGGTATACAAGTATGGTCAGACGGTGTTGAATGGTTTATAATCCAGAAAAAAGCTTAAAAATACAACAGATAGATAACTAATTAATTAACTATATATAAATTTTTATTATGAATGCAAAAGATATCGTAGAAAAATTCAAGAATGTTCTTCTTAGTGAAGAATCAAATTCTGAAGCCCCTAAAATGGAGGTTAAAAGTGAAACTTCTGAAATAGAAGTAAAAGAACAAGAAGTTGTTCTAAGTGAAGAAGTCAAAGAAGTAGAGAATACTGAATCAGAAACTGAATTATCTGAAGAGGTTGACGCTTCTTATGATGATAAGAAAAAGTTAGAAGAGGATGAAATTATTGAAGAAGTAAAAGAAGATCCTATGTCTAAATACGCAACAAAAGAAGATCTAGAAAAAGCTATGGCTGAAATGAAAGCTATGGTAGATAGTCTTAAAATGCAAGAAGATATGCCTGAAGTTCCAGAACAATTATCTTCTCAAGAACCAGCAGTTGAACCGATCGCTCACGATCCTGAATCTTCTGTAGAGAAAAAGAGCTTAAATCTTTATGCTCAAAATAGAACTCGAACATTAATGGATAGAGTTTTAAGTAAAATATCGTAAATAATTAAAATTAAATAAATAAAAAATGGCTACTACTACATCAATTACAAGTACTTATGCTGGCGAATTTGCAGGTAAGTACATTTCTGCTGCTTTATTATCAGGTGCTACACTTGACAAAGGAAGCATTGAGATTAAACCAAATGTAAAATACAAAGAGGTAATTAAGAAAGTTGCAACAGACGCAAACTTAATTAAAGATGCTTCTTGTGATTTTACAGACACAGGTGCAATTACATTAACTGAAAGAATCCTTCAACCAGAAGAATTCCAAGTAAACATAGAGCTTTGTAAAAAAGACTTTAGATCTGACTGGGAAGCTATTCAAATGGGATATTCTTCATTTGATAAACTACCTCCTAAATTTAGTGACTTCTTAATTTCTCACGTTGCTTCTAAAGTTGCTGAGAAAACTGAGCAAAATATTTGGGGCGGTGTAAATGGAAACGCTGGTGAATTTGACGGATTTACAGTTCTTATGGGTGCTGACGGAGACGTTAACGATGCTGCTAACGGTGCTGAAACTTCATTTACTTCCTCTAACATTGTTACTTTGTTAAGTAACGTTGTTGACGCTGTTCCTAACGCAGTTTACGGAAAAGAAGACTTAAAATTATTTGTACCGCCAGTTGCTTGGCAAGCTTACATCAGACACTTAGGTGGATATGGTTCTAACGGATTAGGTGCTGCTGGTTACAAGGCTGAAGGAAACCAATGGTATAACAACAATGCTTCATTGTCTTTCGAAGGTATTGAAGTTGTTTATACTCCAGGTATGCCATCTGATCACATTGTTGCAGGTGAAAAATCTAACTTATTCTTTGGAACAGGATTATTATCTGACCACAACGAAGTAAAAGTTATTGATATGGCTGATCTTGATGGGTCTCAAAACGTAAGAATAGTTATGAGGTTTACAAGTGGAGTTCAATATGGTATTGGAAGTGACTTAGCATTACTTACACTAGCATAATAAATAAAATAGATGTTTAACAAAAGGGCGGTTAACGCCGCCTTTTTAATATAAAAAAATAATAATATGAGTTGCGATTTAACACAAGGAAGACAAAGACCGTGTAAGGACTCAGTAGGAGGTATAAAAGCCGTTTATTTTATCAACTATGGTACAACTGATGTTGCTTATGACAGTACTAATACAGATGAAATTGATGGGCTTGGATCTGGACTTTCTGCTTACAGATACGATCTTAAAGGCAATTCTAATTTAGAGCAAACAATTAATTCTTCTACTGATACTGGAGGAACATTCTTTGAGCAAGTTCTAACATTAGTTTTACCTAAATTAACACTAAAAGACCATAAAGAAATTAAATTATTGTCTTTTGGAAGACCACACATTATTGTAAAAGATAATAACGATAATTATTTCTATGTAGGTAATGAACACGGAGCTGATGTAACTGGTGGAACTATTTCTACTGGATCTGCAATGGGAGATTTAAGTGGATATAATTTAACTTTATCTGCTCAAGAAAGACAGCCTGCTAACTTTATTTCTGTTACTGCTGAAACAGATACTCAATTAACTTTAGGAGATGCAAGTACAATTACTGTTGTGCCTGGAGTTGCTACTGATGTAGATGTTGATGATGATCCGTCAGGAATACCAGGAGGAGGAAACTAATCAATCCTTAATTTGTATAAAAGCCTCACTTTTTAGTGGGGCTTTTTTATTTAAAACAGAATAGGTTTTTTTTGATTATCTATATATGATAATACTATTACCGATATCAACTTCACAAACAATTAAAATTGTACCTAGATCTTACTTAGAAGATAGTAATGTACAGTTAAAAATTACCGAAGATGGTACTAGAAAAACAGAAACACTAACAGGCCTAACAGCAACGTATAGTGGAAACTTTATAGAAATACCTTGTACTTTTAGTATTTTATCTGAAAGTAAAATGTATTATATAGAGGTTACAAGATCAGGAAGTTTATTATACAGAGATAAAGCATATTGTACAGCTCAAACAGACAGAACTATTCCTCATACATTAAACACAGGAAAGTATGATGAGCATACCGCTTCCCCTTCAGGACAAAAATATATAACAATATAATATGAGTAGAAAGAAAACATATAAAAATAATATTAGAGTTGTTAATCTACAGGGTTATACTACACCAGAAATAAAAGAACATTATAATAAAGAGTGGGTAACTTATGGAGAAAACAATGATTATTTTGACAACTTAATAAACCTTTACTTAAGTAGTCCAACAAATTCTTGTTGTATAAATGGTATTGTAGATATGATCTACGGT